GATTTGTTCCTTTGCCGCGACCTAATGTTGTACGTTCAGGTAAAGAAACAAACGTAGTTGATATATGTGCAGAGTCAGGAAAAGTTCCTGAAACTTCTAATCAACCTAATCAACCTAATCAACCTAAACGAATAAAAAAAGGAAAAAAAATAATTGATGGAGTAACTTACACTGGACCTAAATTAACATCATATCGTCCAGGAACTTTGGGTCCATTTTTAACACCCATGTTTATAGATGAACAAGACTATTTGGCAAACTTTAATGGCACTACCTGGACCATGAAGTGGACCAACGTTGATTTTCCTGTCAGTGGAAGATATAGAATTAGATCTGAGGCGGATGATATACTCAGTGTAAAAATTGATGGTACATTTATATCAGAGGCAAGATTCCGTGATAAAGTAAAGGAAATCAATTTTAGTGCGAGTGAAGGTAGTAGAACAATTGAGATGGAACTTACCAATAGGGATCTTCAAAGAGGTTTTGCCTCAAATCCTACTGTTTTTAGTGCTATTATAGATATTGATGATAAAATTCTTATACCAGCAGATAGACCATGGACAGTTAATCCTATAGGAATTTCTGCTATATTAATTCCACCACCATGTCCACTTGAGACAAAAGGACTTGGAAAAGTTTGTGATATCGTACCACTAGATCCTGGAAATGGTTATGTTGCTCCTCCTGGACCTGGTTACCCTGCAGTTCTTGAAATTATAAAACTTATCCCAACGAATCCAGGCATCAATTATGGTCCAAATGATGCCGTATGTATCATCAAGGAAGATGGAACGAAGGTGTGTTTCCCGCCTAATTTAGATACTTTTGGCGTTAATCTACCTATTGATGTTCTCACCCCTAGCTCTCCTGGAGGACCTCCTCCTCTTGGTATTTCTATAACAAATTATCCAAACATCTTCCAATCATCACCCACAGGTGTAAATGCAAGATTTAGACCAGTCATTAGAGTTCGTAGAGACCCTCTTGATGTTGATCCAGATCAAATTCTGCAGGTCACAGACCTTGTTGGACTTAAGAGAACTGGATATGTTGATGGTCGTGAATACTTTGGCGCTGTATTCTACAAAAATGGTGTTCGTCTCGCTGGATATTATGAAACCCCTGGACAACTCATACAGGTCTATGATACACTACAAGAGAGCATCGACGGTGTGGTCACCACAAGACCTTCCGCAATCCTCAGACAGGGTACTGACATAAGTAGTAACGATCCTAGACTTAATATCCCAGGAACACCAGATAGTATAACATAATATGGCCAGTCATTTAAATTCAGGATCTGATCCTAAGGGGGCAGACAATAGAGGCACCGCAAACACTAATTATACTGGTCAACGTATTGGTAATGATCATGGTAATATAAAGTTTGGTCACATCCACAAGGATGGGGCTACAACTTCTGGTGTTCTTCTTGAGACAACAGACGGACTTCATCATGTGACTCTTGAAAAAGCAGGGGAGAGAAAAGGTCATACTATTATGAACTCTCCTGGTGACACTGTAATTAAGGCAGGCGAGAAAAACGTAGAAAGTCAAACAACTATCTACATTGAGGCAGTTAATGGTGACATTGTTTTGAATGCCAGAAATGGTAAGATTAGAATGAATGCCAAGGATATTGATCTTACTGCTTCAGGAGAGGGCGGTAATAAGGGTAATGTGACTGTCACTGCAACCGAGAACATTAAAATGGAATCTAAAAAATTCCTTATTAATGCCTCAAATTTTTATAAATTAGTAACTCCCGGTTATGCAGAAATATGTGCTAACTCTGGGATGACTATCTATTCATCCCTAATTAGAGGTGTGACTGATGCAGTTGCACTTAAAGACTCCAAAGTTGGTGGTCAAAAAATTCAAAAAGAATGTAGTGAAGTTTAACAATGTCATTTAACTTAGACGACGGCAATTTTGGTGGACAAGTAAAAGTAGGAACTGGAATCGTTCCTGCGATTAAAGAGGGTGCCAATAAAATTAATGGTTCAATGTATGCTGAAGGACCTGTTGTTTTTGGAAATCAGACTACATTTAACAATCAAGATGGCACCCTGATGGTCGCCAGAAATACTAATAACGATAAAGATTGTAAAGTTCCTAAAGATGATAAGGCACTATTTGTCAGAGGTGATGTACGCTTTGAAACAAATGGAAAAAATGAATATGGTCTACATGTAGAAGGTGATACACGTATTAATACTGACGGACGAACAGATAATGCACTTTACGTTAGTGGAGGTAAACCCGATGCACTTTATGTTGATGGTGATGTGTTTGTCACGGGTTCAATCGATTGTTTGTCAAAGGGAAGGTTAGAAGCACGACACGTTGTTGCAGATGGTAAACCAAAACCATTCGATATTCCTCATCCCTCTAGAGATAACTATCGTCTCCGCTACGCATGTATTGAGGGACCTGAGGTTGGTGTCTATATTCGTGGTCGTGTAAAGAATCAAGAGGTGATTGTTCTTCCTAGTTACTGGAAAAATTTAGTATATGAAGAGAGTATTACAGTTCAACTTCAACCTATCGGTGCTCATCAAGATATTATAATCAAGCGTTGGGATGATGAGAAGATCTACCTTCAATCCAGAGGTGGGATGCCGATCAGCTGCTTCTATCATGTCTATGCAGAACGTAAGGACATTAACCCTCTGATTGTTGAGTATCAAGGTCAGGAGTGTTTTGATTACCCAGATCCTAACTATAAACCAGGTGTTGAGAATCCAGTTTATAATGACCCTAAATTTGCTGGACCGCCAAATACGATTACTAAGTGAAGAAGTTAATTTATATTGAGGAGAATTTTATATCTCCTAGTGAATCTCAAGAATTAATAGAACTTTCTAAATCAAATAAAGAAGAACTTCCTTACGGTAATGAGAGTAGAGGTGGAAACACATATCTCACAACTCTTGATGGAATTTATTTTGAGAAAGAAAAAAATAGCGTAGTTGATAGAGTAACAAACCTCTGTAAAACTTTTGATGATAGGGTGATTATAGATTATGCGGCTGTAGTGAGATGGCCTATTGGTACATTTATGAAACCACATATTGACCCACACAGACCTGGTCAGGATCCTGACTTGTTCGCAGCAGTTCTTTACTTAAATGATGATTATACCGGCGGTCACACTGGATTTGAAGAATGTGAGGTGAAACCAGAGACAGGAAAGTTGCTTGTTTTTTCTAATTCAGTTTATAAACATCATGTCACTAAGATTGAGGGAACTGAAAGATTTGCTCTTAATATATGGTATAACAAAAAATGAAAAAATTACTTTATATTGAAGAGGAGTTTTTAAACTCTACTTTATGTAAACCATTCATTGATCTTCATCTTGACCAAAATGATACTTTTTTAGAAGCAGTAACACATTCAAATTCTAAAGAAAGTTTGAGTTATGGTCCTGATATACCAGAACCTGACGGTGATTATGGTGCAATTTATCTTGGTGGAGATGTAAAACCCGTTGACATTAAATTATCAAAGGATGAATTATTTGCTAATGTTATCGCAAATGTGACTAAAATCTGCAAGTCCTTTCATAAGGATATACAGTTGGATTATTGTGGTCTTATACGATGGCCTGTTGGTACATTTATGAAACCTCATTATGATAAGTCTGAAATGTATAGTCCTAATGTACTCGCAGCATTTCTTTATCTAAATGATGATTACGTTGGAGGACACACACAATTTGATAATATTGATGGAAGTGTGTGGTATAATGTTAAACCAAAAGCAGGCAAGTTATTAATTTTTTCTAATAGAGAGTATCTACATCACGTAAGTAAGGTTGAGTCTGGAACTAGATACGTTTTATCCTTCTGGTTTAATGCCAACGTATCGTCATAAAGAAACCAATGAAAGATTTGTTGTATCATTCTGGTATAAATGTTTGACATCACCCACCAAATGACCTATATTACGTAAGTAAGTAAAGACACTCTATGCAATTTGATATTCCTCATCCAACAAAAGAAAATAAAAGACTTCTTCATGGGTACTTGGTGGGACCAGAATTAGGTGTTTATATTCGTGGACGTTTAACTGAACATACTATTATTGAATTGCCTGATTATTGGACAGGTTTAGTTGACCCAGAAACAATTACAGTTCATTTGACACAAATTGGATCAACTCAGGATTTGATGGTTGATAAAATTGTGTGGGGTAGAACCATCCACGTTAGGTCTGGGACTGCATCTAGGATTGACTGCTACTTTATTGTCAATGCCATGCGTAAGGACATTCCTCCATTAGAAATTGAACAAGACGCTTGACACAGGGTCCTGACTGCGCTATAATACGTAGGTAAGCAAAGACACCCCATGCAAGACGACTACCTCACACGCTGCGTTGTAGACCCTGTTAAGCGTAAGTTCTACCTGTACTCTGAGCAAGGCGATGAGAAGGTTCTTGACTGCGAAACCGTAGACCAGTTCATGAGTGTATTGGAATTGTGCCGTGCCGTGCTTGGCGAAGACATACTTGCGTATGCTAATCCTCTGTGAGGAAAAATGACCTTTGATTCCAATAAAAGCGGGGAAAAAACTCCGGCAAAAATTTACCCTGAGGGGTTTTACGAAGAAATCCTGACTTGTTACAATTATGAGACCAGAAACCCGACAATCTATGGAAATGTTATTTGTGGCAAAGTGGAATATCCCAAAGGCAGCAAAAAACGCAGGATTGACTGATAAAGAGATGAAAATTACATTTAATGAATATTGTAGTCTTCATCCAGCAACTTGGAAATCTGAATAAAGTTTCCTTGCGAGTATGGCGGAATCGGTAGACGCACCAGACTTAAAATCT